GAGATGCTCTACCAGTGTAGATGTTATCAAGACCATTCAATCCGTTAACTTTAACAATTCTCATGTTTGTTCCTGGAAGGATCAACTCATTCAAGTCACCAATGTTAGCTGGATTGTAGTGGAATAAGTTATCATCAACCAAGTTCTTAGTCAAGAAATTAAAGTTCTCACGACCAGTGAAACAGATAAAGTCATTAGCCTCAGCAACATTTGCTGGAGTATTAACGAAACACTCATAGAAAACATCAAACGCATTTGTAGCAGAGATTGATGCAGTTGAAGATGTATTCAATTGAACACAACCATTTGCAACAGTTAAGAACTGACGGAATCCGTTCATCTTAGCCAAGTTACCTGATCCAGTAGCTTTGTTACCTTTCCAGATTAACTTGTCTAATTCAAATGAATGTAATTGCAATAAGTAGTTGATGATTTGAGCTTCAAATGGAAGAGTCTTATCTTCAGCCATAGCTCCTGGACGTAAACCTAATTGAGTCCAAAAACCATCAAGATCTTTTTGACAGAAAGATTTCATATAACCAAGAGTCTCAACTGCAATTGCACGATCAGTGAATACAGTATCTCCATCTGGAGTCATTGTACAATCACCATCTTGGTAAACAATTGAATCATCCATCAATTTCAATTCTTGAGATCCCTTGATCCCTTGTTGAATTGATACATATTGTAATGTGCGAGCTTCAGTAACTGACTTAACAATTAAGTCCTCTCTTTGCTCATCAACATAAGCTGCAAGACCAGATACATCCCAGTCGAATTTTGTGCGTAGATATTTTTTTAACGACATTTTATTTATACTTTAGAATTTTTCAAAAACATTTGTCTGGCTGTCAAGTTGCCAACTTTGCTGAATTTCTCAGCCTCTTTGGTTTGTACTGATGGTTGAGCTTTGAAAGTCTCGAAATCACTTTTCAATGAACTCAACTCATTAACCAATGTTGTGTTATTCTCTGCAATAGCTTTTGTCATTTCTGCTAAGCCTTCGACAGCTTTTGAGAATGATTCTAACTTTGCATTTATAATTGATTCAACTTTCTCTGCACTCATTGATTGTTCAACTGGCATTGTAGTCTCTTCATTTATCTTAGCTATCACAGCAGATGCTACATCATAAGCAACTCCCATCTCAAGTCCTAATCTTTCAGCAATCACCTCGGTGATATCTTCCAATACTTGTGGTAACATCTCAGCAGAGATTGCTTGAAAGTCAGAGCTTGTCTCTTCGACAGCAACCTCTCCCTCTCCTTCATTCTCTCTCTCATCAATGATCTCTGTGATGATACCTTCAGCATCAACAACAATAGATACACCAGCAAGATCACCAGACAATGAATGTGTGCCTTCTGGAGCTGGAATTCTTTCACCATCAGCAACAACAAAAACTGGCATACCTACCTCAAGAGCATCATATTCAACTATGGTTGTTCCATCAGCAAGAGTTGCCTGTTCAAATGTGTCAACTGACTTTGAGAATTGTGCTTTCATTTCAGCTATCAATTCCTTAATCGTTTGCAATTCTTTGTTCATACTTATTATAATTTATTGTTCGAAAATCCCTAACTCTTTTAGCTTAGCCTCTGACCATCTCTTTGCAGCAAGCCCACCCCATAATAAATAGGAGATAGTTCCACAGGCTGAATTGTCATCTGGATTGTAGTATTCCTCAGCTCTTGACAAATAAGAATACATCCTTTTGATCACAGCCACAGATACTGTCTGTCTATTGGCCAAAGTAGTTGCTCTTAATCTGCCAACTCTTGTGGCACATTTATTCCCATACTTCTGATTGAGCTCAATTCCTTTCTTAGCATTGTTGCTCACAGCTTCTGGATAGTCATTGTAAAATGTGATGTATTCTTGGACCTTCTTAAGCTCTTGATAAATGGTTGAGAATTCATGCTCCCATCCTTTGCCAGTCTCAAGCAATTGAAACACACCCTCAATTGAGAAGCCAGTAAACATTCCAGCCTTGGCTGCATCATAGACATCCTTATTTGTGACCTTATAACTCACAATCCAAGAGCCATCATTCTCATCCTTGAATCTTTCTGGAGCTGTGAATCCTTTTGACTCATCAATGATATATGACATAATCATGTATATTCCATCAACCACTCTCTTGCTATCATGCTCAAGATTAACATTGTTAAAATTCTCTCTCCTTGCATAATCAAATACAATATCCTTGATTGATGATGGTGAAAAGTTTACATAATACTCCTCGCCAGTCTGAGGATCTCTTCTGAATATGGGAGTGTTCGCAGATATAGCAACTCCAGTGATGACTTGCTCCTCATCATTGAATTGATAAGCAATCTTTTTGGAAAATGTTTCAAATGATTTCTCATGTGCTGGATTAGCCACAAGGCTGTTGAATGATACTGTTGTTTCTGGATCATCAAGATCAATCACAATATCATATAGTGGTAACTCTCTAAGCATAATTATTATGTATATTTGTTCGAAATGATTTTTGTTTATCCATACCACAGCAGAGCTGAGTCTGACTTTGAAATCAAGCAATCAATTGCAATTATCCTCAAAGTTTATCCTGATGCAGAGATCTGGACAGTTGGCAAAGCTGTGTCTGGCATCAACAACATACCATGCACTCAACACAACAACATCAGAGGCTGTGATGTGACCAATAGAATTCTGACCTTTGCTAAGAAAATTGGTGGAGAGTTTATCTATATGAACAAAGATTTCTTTATCACTGAGTCATGGCAACCACATGTTGCTATCAATATGAAGAGCCTCATTGTCAATGATGACCATCCTCCACATACAAAGGTAGCTCAGTCAAACACATTGGAATTCCTTAAGCATAACAGCTTCACCGCTTATAATTATGAGACACATACTCCATGTGTCATGGATAGCAAAAAGCTGATTGATCTATTTGACAATATCAACTGGCAGAATGACAATCATTTTATCAAGTCAATCTATTGTAATGTGTATCAAGTCCCATCAAAGGAAGGATTCAATTGTAAGGTATCAACTCCATCCATTGCCAAGGCTCAAGAATTCATTGCACTCCAGGGATGTTTCTCAACTGGAGATCAGTTCTGGAATAAGCCTTGTGTTGAATGGATTAAAAGCTTGACTTAGCCTCTTGCAATTGTACTTTATTTTGTGTATTGGTGATGTCAGATTCCAAGACTACCACTTGTGATGTCATTGTCTGACTTTGTTGACCTTGACCAAGTTGATTCAAGTCAGTTGTCTGAGCTTGTGTGTTGGCTGTGAATGAACTTGCACCAGCTCCACTCAATGCACCTCCGCCTCCAGATGATAATTGTGGAGGAGTGGGAGCAGAACCAGCTTGATATTTCTGATTCATGATAGCCATTGCCTGAGTTATTCCAATCAATGAGGCTGATGCAATTGCAGCAATACCAGCTGGCGATGGAGGGGGTCCAAATTGTGCAATACCTTTGACAATAGCGGAGGCTGTATCAATACCAACTTGAGCCAATCTCAGAGCTTTGTCTCTTGCAAATTGTGCCTTCTTAATTTTCTCTTCCTCATTGAATGCCTTGAGCTCTATCTGATATTTTTGCTGTGCAAAGTTCTGCTCAATCTGAGCCTTTTGATCAGCTGTCAATCCTTCTTGACTCAACTGAGCTTGCAAGTTCTTATCAAGATTGGCAAGATCCTCATCTCGATTCTTAGCAATGTTGTTGAGCCTTGCTTGATCTATCTCATTTACAAGAGCATTAATCTTCTTAAGTTCATCCAATCCTTTCTGAGCTCCCTCAATTGCTTGAGTAACTCCCTTAAGTGATTCTTCTCTTGCCTTAATTTCGTTGCCCTTGGCTTGCTCATCATATTTCTTATCAAGCTCCCCCTTCTTTTTTCTGTACTCTTCCTGAGCTTTTAATCCAGCATCATAGAACTCCTCCTCATCAATGGCACCAGCTTGAAATGCTTTTAAGTTCAAAGCCTCTTGCTCTTTGTACCATTCCTCAAGATCAAGCAATTCATTCTCTCTCTCATTGTTTGTAAATCGGATGATCTTATTTCTGAGATCTCTTTTCTTAGCCTCATTCTCTGCAATCTTGTCAAGCTCAATCTTATTGTACTTATTGACAATGGCAATCCTTTCTGCTGCCTCTTGCACAGCAATTTGATTCAATAGCTCAGCATTGCCATGAGCTTGATCTCTGAGCTTATCATATTTGATGGTTGACTCAAAGAGCTCTTTCTCTTGACCTTCCTTCATCAACTGGAGGCTCAATTGGAATTGGTCATCCTCAGCTTTGATTCTGTCCTCATTTGCTTTGCGTTCAATCTCAGCCAATCTCTCAGCCTCTTTCTTGGCTGCCTCTCTTCTCTTCTCAGCTCTGGCTTTTGCCTTATCAGCTCTCTCTTTTGCTGATTCATCTTCAGCCTTTGCCTCCTCAATTCTTAATATTTCAAGATCTTGCTTAGCTTTAACATTCTCTTTGTATTGATCATTTTTATTTTTCTTAACTTCCTTCAAAGATTTCTCAAGCTGTTTAACTCTTTCCTCATCAACATTCTTAAGTGACTTTTGAATCTTTATTTCATCCTCATAAGCCGCAATCTTTTGCTTTTGAATTTCAAGAATTGCCCTTCCAGATTTTAAAGCTGATTGCAGTTTCTTTTCCTCAATTGCTTCAGTTTCTTTTCCAGCCGCTTGAGACTTTCTGATTTCAAATGCAAGAGATTCCTCAACCTGTCTTGCTTTTCTCTTCTCAGCGGATAGCTTCTTGTTTAGTTCTTTCTCAGTTGCCTCAGTTCTTTCCTTGGCATTTTGTTTCATCTTAGCTGTGACCTCATCATCAATCACTCCGAAATATTCTAATGCAGCAGTAACTCCTTTTATAATTGGCAGTAATCCGAATGAAAGAATTGACATAACTGCCTTTCCAGCTGGTCCAAGTTTGTCAAACCATTTTATTGTGTTCCTGACTGCCTCAGTAACTTTATCCCAGTTGGCTATCAATAAGCCAAGACCAACAACAAGAGCTCCAATACCAGTTGCAATCAATGCCAATCTGAACAACTTCATTGCTGTGGTTGATGCTGTTGTCGCTGTTGCAAGTCCAACATTGGCACCAGCCTGAGCTGTGGTTGCTGCCGTGTTGGCTAATGTCGGAGCAATGGATCCAGTCAAGACAAGATTCTTAACTTTCTCAAGACCGTTTCTTATTTGCAATCCAAGGATTGATTCCTTATTCAAATTGTTAGCAACAATACTCACAGCATTAACCAATCCTTGAGCCGCTTGCAGCTTGACCATTGTCTGAGTCAAAGCCTCAGACTCAACACCAGTCAATGCAACCGCTGATTGTATTCCTTGGAATGCAGCTGCTCCAGTCTCAACTCCTTTCAATGCTGTATCAACACCAACAAAGTCAGATGATAATGCTGTTGTCTGAGCCTTAAGATCACCAATCTCATCCTTAAGATTTGCAGCGTTTCTGATTGCTTGTGCTCCGATGGGAGTCTCAGTCCCAGCTTGTGCAGCCAAGTTCTGATATTCCTTCATTGTCCTGGTCAGATCTCGCATTGTCAACCCTCCAGCCTCAACTCTTGCATTGAGCTCCTGGAGTTTTTGATCAAAGGTATCTATGCCAGTATTATCTGCCGCTGTTTTTTGTGTTGCCTTGAGATCTTGATTCAAGTCATTGACAGCCGCATCCATAGCTTGGATGTCCTGAACACTGTTGCCAGTATTGACCTTAAGTGAGAATACAACTGACTTCTCTGCCATTAGCTAAAAGGTGGTGGTGTTGGTTTCGGTTCGTA